AGTTTTAATTTGTAATACATCTATGACAGCATTCGGACCAGTATTTTATGAAGGTGAAGATGTTGAAGATTTTCTTAACATTGCGAAGGATGTAGGGTACGACGATGTAAGGGAGTTACAAGATGAAGCACTTATTATATTAGTAAGCCAATGGAGAGAGGAGTTGGATATGCAAGGGCACGAGTAAGGAAGTTGAGACCCAGGGGGATATTACCCAGGGGGTATTAACTTATAAGGTGTTATATATATCTGGTCTAATATAATTGTAACTATATGTTAGTATATATATGTTAGTATATATGGTGGAAGTAGAGAGTATGATTAAGTTAGTTAGTAAGTAGTTATACTTATAATAATTATAGTAATGTATTGTTGAAGAGGGGTGGTGTTATAATAGATGATGTATGTATTGTTATGAGTTATATTGTTATTAGGTTTATGTATTTAGTTGATGGTAGGTAGTGTTGAGTTGTGTTGAGTGATGTTATATTAGTTGATGTTATATTAGTTGATGTATTATGTTACTTAAAAAAATAGTTTGGTGCTATGTGTCTGCCCCGTGGAACGTTCCGCCCCCTGTGTTTGTAAGTAAGCGGGGGGCGTCTCTTTTTTTTATCTGGCAGTCCCTGGGGCATAAATATTAAAATATCGCACAGCCAATACTTGGGGCAGGCCACCAGCCCCCCCCGGGGCAAATCTATTAAAGCGCTCGGTATAAAATCACCTCACCCTCAAAAAAAAAATAAAAAAAATAAAAACAGCCATCAATTCAATCCTAACTACTCATTAGTATTATCATCCTTTCTAGCAATACGCATCAATTCCCTAATAGCTTCTTCAATGCTATTTAATTCATTCTCATACTTATAAATCAATAACTTTCTATTCAAACTCTTATGTACCTTAACTGTAGTAAATTCACTCATCTGATTCCACCTCCTTATCACTAATCTCATTCAATCCATGTAATACATCAGAATGATTAAAATGAAAAAACAAATTCTCCAATATATTAGTATTATCATAACCATACAACTCTAAGTCATGTCCAAAGTTGATTGCGTCTGCGGTCTTATCTCCACTCTTAGTACTTAAGAAATTAAATAAAAATCTCTTCTCTCTCTTAGATAACATATTTAACATATTATTCAAAGCCATTTTGTCTCTCCCTCATGCCCTCTTCTACAAATTCAGACCATTTGGCACACATCTTATCACTTGTTAGAAATTCAGTATATCCTTCATTCCAAAGCCATCTTTCAAATTCCATTTTATTATCTTTATTTCTAAAGAAATCTTCTACTAAGTCCTCAAAATTCTGTTCTTCAAATTCAATTAGATCACTCATTATTAGTACCTCCACTAACTTTAACATATCCACAACTCTTACATAATATACTCTTACAAGATAATACACTTACATCTAAAGACTTACATTTTCTACAATGAAACATTAATCTTAATGCTCTTAACTTACTTAGTTTAATCATTTAGCCACCTCATCTCATTATCTGTAAGTTGTTTTATATAGTGTTTGTCAAATGATTTCTTTGCAGCAACCAATCCTAAATCGAACATTGCTTCTTCAATTCCACATGAACTACATATATTAGTTTTATTATCTCTTCTACTCAGAGCTGGATGCTTGGCCTTAATTCCTTTGGTATCAAAGTAATCTACTTTGCATCTTGGACATAATTCCTTAACCATTATTAAACCTCATCTTTAGTTCGTTATCTAATCTGATTATTTCTTCCAACATTACAATACCCTCTTTATCATATACTTTAATTTCCCAATTGTATCCTTTGGTATTCTTAACTAATTTAATAGAATTAGAACCTATATTATGCATTAAATCATCAATTAATTTCGTTTCCATTTATCCATAGCCCTCCTTTATTCCAGTTTTTCATACTATGATTCTTATTAAATACAATATCATTTATTTCATTAATTAGTTCTACTTTGTCCATTTTATCAATATCTTTAGGTGTTATATTATGATACAAGGCAATATCTATTAATTCTTTTTTATTACAAGATTGATCTGCTTTTCTAAATCTAATGCTATGTAGCTTTTTTCTGTATTCCAATACTTTTCCTTTTACATTCCTTTCCATTGTTTTGTTTTTATTGTTTATATAGTTATTTATATGTTTTATTTAGTTAATATAATCAATTAAATGAAGTATTTAAATATTGTTATAGTCTATCATATATAATTATTAACTATAACTTATATATTTTATCACAATAATCTTTAAATAAGATGGAATAAATTAATAATAATAAGACATTAGGAAAGTGTTAGGAATTCTAGGAAGATATCAAATAAATCCCAAACAATGAGTGACATATACTTAAAACAAGGAATGACAAGGCAATTAATGCATCTCTTAAATGCATGTGGCATTAAGTTTGAATATATGTTAGAAGAACAAAACAATACACTCTTTGATATAGTTAAATTCAAGACCCTCGACGGTTTAAAACTTGAGTTTATTAATATATTAGATAATAGAGGTTCAGAAGCATATTTTGCAGTTGATTCTAATCATAAAAGAGAGGAGATAGAAGATGAAAAAAATAATTAAAAATAGTAAGAAAGTTGAAAAGCTATTAGAAGAAATAAGTGTATTTCTAAAAAAACATCAAATTTCAGGCATCTTACATTTGCCAAATGATAAGGTAGTAAGTATCTATAAAGGTGATGGGGAAAGATTACAAGTGCTTGATTATGCTAGATTAGAAATGGAATATGATGCAACCCTCAGAAAGTATACTGCAAAAACATTAGTTCTTGATGAAATGCAAAAGTTACAGTTATTAGAAAAATATGATTATTCAAATAAGAATAGTAAAAAACAGAACAAGCACAAAAATATGGAGTATGTAGGATGAATCCAATTAAATTATTTGCACTCGGATTAACACTTGTATTCATAATACTTAAACTCACATCTCATATCAATTGGAGTTGGTGGTGGGTATTCTCACCACTCTGGATTTTACTGGCAATAGACATTCTAATTCTCCTTCTTGTTATTTTATTAGTATCAATATTTACTTGTCATAAAAAACCAAAATTAAAAAGGAGAATGAAAAAGAATGGATGAACAAGAAGAATTAGAAATGCAATATTTTAATCTGATATCATTTTTGCAAAAGTATTTTCCAGAAGCTATAGAAGAATACGAAGAAAGAAATAATTGCAAAGTAGGAGTATATAGTTATGGGTAGAATACAAATAGATGATAGCAAGAAACATAAACCAATATCTGTAAGTCTCCCTCCACACCAGCACATGTTTATTAAACAAAATACAATATTTGACTTTTCCAAATTTGTACAACTCCATTTACAAGAATATATTAGTAAAATCATGCACATCAACAAATTTGTCAAGAATGAAAAGGAGGTAGATAATAATGAGAGAGTTAAATGAACAAGAGAAGAAGGCTGTTCAAAAAGCTATTCAAGTAGGTGATGATAAATTAAAAAATTTAAATAATGACTTAGAATATGCTACAATAACAAATGAACATCAACAACAAGTTTGGAAGTATGAAGATAATGTTAGAGAATATAATAGAAATGCTAAATCATCTCAAATGGCCAAATTGATTGAATCTGTAGAATTACAAATTGAAGTTGAAACGAAATCACTTGCAGAGTTAAATAAACAACTTAATGAAGGTGTTGAGGATTTGAAAGAAGAGGCTGAATAATATGTTTAAAAAATATTTTATTTATTTAGGATATTTATTTATCTTATTAAAAATAACAACATTAATAGATTGGAATTGGTGGGTTGTTTTATTACCTTTAACTTCTATTATACTTTGGGATTTAACTAAATTTATAACAAACAAAATATGAATAAAAAAGAAATTAAAACATTAACTCAGAAAAATGTAATTTATGAAATCATTTGGCTAGATATTACTTCTGAAACAAGAGGAACCATAAATGATTTAGAAAATACTCTCCCAGTTGAACTATTATCTACATTTCACACAATAGGCAGGTATTATAAACACGATGATTATGCCTATGTTCTTTATAATGAAATAGAAAATGGAAAAGACAAAGATAGAGATATTGATTATGTTGTTATTCCATTTTCTAATATCATAGACTATAAAATATATAAGGAGGTAAACAAAAAATAATGGCAGACGGATTAAGTATATTTAGACCAGCAACTGAAGTAGAAAAGGCAGATTATGTTGATATATCTAAGGGATACCATGGCTTAATGGATAAGTTCTTAGCAGCACTTGTTAAGAAAGCCACTGAATATCAAAAGAGGTTCCAACCATATGATAGTTATTCAGCACGAATGGACTTTGAAGACGATATGCAAAGATATATCAATCAAGCATCTAGCGTTATTCCAGGACAGGCACTCAAGGCTTTAAAAGACATAGATTTAGATAAATATGGTAATGCAGCTAGATTTGAATTAGTTAGTATTGAAACTGTTAAGGAAGATAAACTACTTGATGGAATTAGAAATACTGTTACAACAGGATATTATTATAATTTCAAAGCAATAGAAAGAGGTAATGGAATTAGTTTATTTGTTCCAATGAGTGATGTACCAGAATTGAACGCAGTCCCACTCATAGAAAAATGGCTTAAAGATAATGGCTTTGGGAAACCTAATCCTTTAACTGGTGAGATTGAAAAACCAGAAGAGAAGGAAGAAGTTGTTGAAAAAAAAGTTGAAGAAACTAAGGGCAAAACTAAATGAATTACAATGATGAACCAAAAGATACAGTAATCATTTTGAAAAAAGGTGATACTGAAAGAATATTGAATGAAGAACTCATTCGTAAACATACAGAGAAACTTATTACTCATATGATGCAAGATATAGAGACACTTCCTGATTTCGGGAAGTCTCTATCTCTTACTAAAGTATTGATTGATGTTAAAAAAGTATACTGGCCAGCAACTCAAAGACAACTGACCGCAGATATAAGCGAAACATTTGATAAACAAGTATCTCAATTTTTAGAATTAAGGAAAGAGGAAAGAGAATTGCAAAAATTACAAGAAAAGGAAGATATAAAGAATGCTGGAACGAAACAGACTAGAAAAATTGAGGTAGTAGCAAGTGGTTGATATAACTAATAAAAATTTTGATGATATAATGGAGTTATTTGATTTTTATTTTAAATTTAGGCCCCATGATTATCAAAAAAAGTTCTTTAAAGCATGTTTTAATAAGAAAAGATTAGCAGGAAAATGGTGTAGACAATCAGGAAAGTCTCATTCTGTAGCTGTTTATGTATTATTTAAAGCATTAACTACACCTAATATAACAATTATTTTGATAGCACCTACACAAAATCAGTCAAAAGAATTGTATAACAAAATTAGATTCATAGTAGAATCACATCAATTTATTAATTCATCTGTAGTAAAATCTACAGAAACTGAGTTAAGATATAATAATAAGTCTAGAATTATCAGTTTACCTTGCGGACCTCATGGACATACTATAAGAGGATATACCGCAGACATAGTAGTATTAGAAGAAGCTGGAATTATGAAAGATGAAATTGTTAATAGTGTTATTATTCCAATGCTTGCTAGTAAAGGAGATGAAGGCCAGTTAATTAAGATTGGAACTCCTCTAATTAGAAATCATTTTTATAGAAGTTGTTATGAAGACCCAGAATTTGAAGTTATTAATGTTACTTGGAAAGATTGTGTTAAAGCTGGACAATACACACAATCATTTATAGATGAACAACAAAGAAATTCAAGTGATATTGAATTTAAAACAGAATATGAAGGAGAATTTATAGATGATGTAATGTCGTTCTTTCCAGCTGCTTTATTAGATAATGCCAAATCATCATATCCAATGGTGGAGATATTGTAACTATATAGGAGTATTAAATGAAGTTAAAAACAAAGGGAGATATATTAAAATGAATAAGAGTAGGGGATATTGTCTAAGTTGTAATAAAAGAACTACACACAAAGAAGGTAATATTTTTATTTGCTTAGGATGTAAAGATGAAATGGGATTAGAAGACGAAGTGTTATCGCAAGAAGAAGAAAAGATTTTAAAGTTAGTTAGTAAAAAAAATCTGTCAGCTAGAGAATTAGGAATTTTATTAAAACAACCAACAAAATCAAATGTTTCTAATAGAACTTATAATCATTCTAAAGAAGGACATGTGAGAATTGGAATTATTTCAGATACTCACATAGGACACGAAGCATTTGATGAAGGAATGTTAAAACATGCAGGAGAAACATTTAGAAAAAGAAAAATAAAAGATGTTTATCATGCAGGAGATATTTTGGAAGGAATGTCTGGACGAGATGGACATATTTACGAATTAGCACAAGTTGGATTTACTAATCAAATTAATTATGCTACTGATTTATTTAAAAAATATTTCAAAGGATTTAATATTTATGGAATAACGGGAAACCATGATCAGTGGTACAAAAAGAAAAATAATGGTGGGGTTTGTATTGGAACTGAATTAGATCATCGCCTTGATAATTTCACATTTCTTGGAGAAGATGAAGCAGATATTAAATTAGGCAAAGGAGTTGTAATGAAACTATTTCATCCGGGAGATGGAAGTGCGTATGCTACAAGTTATAAGATGCAGAAATTAATTGAAAGTTTAGAAGGTGGAAAGAAACCTCAAATAGTAGTAGAAGGCCATTATCATAAAGCATTATATATGTTTATTAGAAATGTTCATGCTATTGAAGCTGGAACTTTCTGTGGGCAAAGCCAGTTTATGAGATTGAAAAAATTACCTGCTCATAAAGGTTATTGGACATTAGATTTTGATATTGACAAAAAGGGAGGGGTGAAGAATTTTACACCAACATTCTTTCCATTTTATAATTAATGACATATCAACCATTATTTCCGTTTATGTATGATGATTCTAAAAGAACTTCACAAGCGGGTTTAGAATGTTTAGTTTCTGCTGCATTCTCTACTGGGGATATGATATTATATGAGACATGTCTTAAAGAAGTAGATGATTATAATGAAACAACAGATAATATTTGCTTTGTTACCTATTTAGTTAATACTCATTATCAAAATAAAGATGACGAAAAAGAAGAAGATAACAAACGCCACTCCTAAAAGTATTAAAACTCTCGAGAATAAAGTTAAAGAGATGTATACTGGAACTGATTACTCGAGAATATTGGATTATGCTTTTAGATTAACAATTTATGAGTGGGAACTGAGAGGGTTGCACGAGGAAAATATTTATCACGATGCTCCAGATGGAACTTCGTTTTCAACCAAATGTAATGAGAGGAGAAGAAAATATCTTGAATTTTTCTACAATAAGCAAAACAAAGTAGTTCCAAGTTTAACCGAAAATGATTTAAGGAAGCAAGCCAAAGAAGAATATGACCATGGAGAAAATAAATGAGGGAGATAGGAATAGGTAATGCACATTGGGAAGGAGATGAGCCAAGATACAAAGGTACATTCCCGATTAATAGAATGGAAGAAGATGCTTTAGTTTATATGATAAGAAAAGAAGACTTTGATATGCTAATTGAAGCAAATCTTGAAAGATTAATGCAATACAAAGTTCCTATGGATAAGCACTTTTATGAGAAAGATGAGATACCAGACATCTTAGAACTTAGAACAGCTCGCCAGGATGGTTCTCAGAAAGAAACAACACTATATTTGGACAGACATTTCTATTCTTTAGATAGTGAGAAAATGATTTGGACAAGATGGGCAAGTATGGATGAATATGAAGCAGAAGGAGAATTAGGAAATGGCTGATAGGAAACCAACCGGTGAGATTAATAATAAGGCAACCTATATATGTGGCCTTGATGTAGCAAGGACTGGAGCAGACGAAACTGCCGTAGTAATATTAGAAGAAGTTGCCTTTTCTAATAAAAAATATATTTGTTATATGGAAACTTTAGATACTCCAAAATTAACTTCTGCCATTGGGAGAATAGCATATTTAGATAAGTTTTTTAATTTCAAAAAAATAATAGTAGACGAAACTGGATTGGGTGCCGGAGTTAGTGATGTATTAAGGGATGAATTGGGTGGAAAAGTTAAAGGAATTACATTCTCTACTAAATCTAAAGCAGAAATGTTTAATAACTTAAAAATTATGTTACAAAATAATTCTTTATATTTACCAAATCATGATACTAATAAAAAACATATAAACAAAAAATTATATTATCAATTACTTTCTATTACTCAGGAATGGTCTAAGAATGGCCAGTTGCTTCTTTCACACCCTGAAAGAGATCATGATGATTTAGCATGCGCTTTAGCATTAGCAAGTTATTATTTTAATGTAACTACTAAAAGGAGAAGAGAATATGCACTTGGGTAAATATACTAAACTATATAGTAAATCATTAATAATTTTTAAACTAAATTATATACCAAATAACAATGAATAGTGAGAATACTACTCCTAAGGAAAATAGAGTTTTGGGTATTTATAATCCTAAAAATATTCAAAACTTAAAATCAGAAACTCTCAAAGAACAATTCAAAACAGAATTGAATGATGAACTTGAGAAAACTGAACTTAAAAATATTAAAGATAAAATTGGAGAACCTCATCCTTTTGATTTTTCAGTAACTGAAGGTGTAGCTAAGAAATTTGGATTAGCCAATGCTGTTGTTGATAAAATAACTGATTTTGCAATTGGTCCTGAAATGAAAGTTATTTCTTTTGATGATGGAGTAGCTGAAAAATTAAATAAATGGTTAGATGATACTGATTTTAGAGCACATTTAAGGCCTTGGTTAAAGGATGGTTTAATTAAAGGAAATGGATACTTAGAAATAGCTGGATTAAATGATTCTGCAGTTAATGCAAAAATAAAAAATGTAAACGCTAATTCTATCTATATTAAAAGAGATAAATTTGGAACTATAGAAAGTTATAATCAATTCGTAGGTAAAGATATTAAGAGAATTAACGATGAGGACATTAAAGAATTAGAAAAAGATGAAATAGCTCATTTAACTATTAACAAAATAGGTAATTCGGCATATGGAATGGGAATTATATTTTCATCCCTTCCAACTATTAATGATTTTTTAATGGCTCAACAATCTATTCATAAATTAATTAAGAGAAAAGGAGCAGCACCAATTTGGGTAAAATTAGGAGACTTAGCTTCTGATGATATTCCACAACAAAGTGATATTGATAAGTTTGGTGAGAAATTACAATTTATGGATGAATGTACAGAATGGGTAACTGGACCTAATGTAGATATGAAAGTATTAGATTTTGGAAATGTAGGTGATAAATTTACTACTGTACTAAATAATGATTATAAGTTATTATCTTTTTCATTTCAAGTACCTGAAACAATCTTAGGAGCGGGTAATGTTCCTGAAGGATTAGCAGAAGTACAAATGGATGCATTTGATAGAAGAATACATTCTATTCAAGATGAAATGAGATTAGTAGTTAAAAAAATTCTACGGACTGTATTAAGAGACGATAGTAAAAGTTTTGATATTGTATGGGGAGAATTAAGTCAGAAGAATACATTTACATTAATGAGAAATATTAGAGATACAATGGCTGTTAATTTCATGTCTCCAGGAATGAGGGATGCAGTAGAAGGTAAGTTAGCAGGATTATTAAATATTGATTTTGAAGAAGTTACCAGAGTAAATAAAGAAAAGGAAGCAGAATTAAAAAAACAAATGAAAGATGGCGATAAAGCTCAGACTGCCCCTGGAACTCCTCCACCAGATACATTTAAATCTCCAACTCAACCTAAAGAATCAGTTACTAAATTGGTAGAAAAATATAAAAAAGAGATTCAACAAGATGAATGTTCAAAAACCTAAGTGTTCAGTAAAAGAATGTAAAAATGATGGATTTGTAAAATTCTATGGTAGATTTATTTGTGGAGAATGTGTAATGGATTTTTATAATAAACGACATGTTAATTTTTGGGATGATGTTGAGGAGAAAAAGTAAACATGCCTCCAAGAAGATGTCCTCATTGTAAATCTATATATTTTGCTAATCCTCATACAGGAGATTTTATTCACAATTGCGATATTCCAGGAGTAGGAAGTACATTAGCAAATGAAGATGTAGTAATTGTAGGAAATTGGGAAGATTATACAGGCAATGGAACACGACCAAAGCAAGAAGTAATGCTGGCTGGAGTAAGTAATGAAGCAGGGCCTGGTGCTCGAGCAGAAGGAGAAGATATAGATAAATTAACTAATAGAGGATATGTCGCTAATACACATAGACAAAGAAGACATTTACAATATATAAAAGATCCCATGGCCCCAAATGACTGAAATAAAAGAAGCTAAAATTAAATTAAAAATAAAAGAAGGAGAAACTCTTACTTCTAAGATTAGCGAATTAATAAATGGCCATTTAGAAAGTATTACATATAATGTTATTAAAGGCCCAGTTAATTTTGGAATTTATTTGAAAGATTATAATCAAGTAATACTATGTGAATTGTTAGATGTATTTGGAGGTAGACAATTAGTACTTAGAACAGATACACATACTGAATTTGGAAATAAATTTAATTTCACCCAAGATAAATGGGCTCTAAATGATAAATTGTTTATATTAATTGAAGGATTACCAAATTCAGAAATTGAATTTACTGTTAGATGGAGTTAGTTATACTATATAGTGACTAATTAATAGTTTTTAAATAAATTAATTATAATATAAACCATATGCCTAAAGATTTTGAAGACTGCGTAAGTAAAGTTAAAGCTCAATTAATAAAAGATAAGGGAATGTCTGAGGATGAAGCCAATTCTAGTGCGTATGCAATTTGTACTGCACAATTTAAAAAGGCTGGAAAACCATTTAAAGAATCTGAAGAAAAATTAGATAAGGATGGACATATTATAGTAGATGAAAATGTTAAATTATTCATAGGAGCTAAAATTACAGAAATAAAAGAGGATGACAATGGCAAAAAAGATTAAAATTAGTGGAATTG